GTCCAGTTATCGTTAGCTGTATCCTATACATAACGAGAAGATGCCTATTAAAGCAAAATCTAGACGAAGAAAACAAGCAAGGGCTCCTAAGAATAAGGCCCAGCCTTCACAGGCGAAAGAACTGACCAGACTAGGATCAGCACTTAGAGCCCTCGGAGGCCTAGGAGGCGGGTTTGCGGGGTCCCTTTTGGGCAACTCTGCTTACGGCAGCCAAGTAGGTACATCCCTCGGGGCTTCATTATCCAGGTTTCTGGGCTCAGGTGATTATACCGTCTCTAGCAATTCGATAGTCTCATCCTCACTTAAGGGGTCGAGCACTATTCCGAATATGCATAGGACTGACCAGACCATCACCGTTAGGCACAGAGAGTTTCTGAGTGTTGTAAAGAGTTCAACTAGTTATACAGTGTCCAACTCATATGAGATAAACCCGGGATTAAGCAAGACTTTCCCGTGGTTGTCCACCCTCGCGAGCAGTTTCCAAGAGTACACCATCAAGGGGTTAGTCTATCACTACATACCCACATCAGGGATGATAGCTGGTACCACTAACACAAGTTTGGGTTCAGTTATGATCCAGACTGCGTATCGTGCAAGCGATACCGCCCCGACTACAAAGTATGAACTACTCAATGAATATTGGGCAAATGAGTGTATGCCATCTGAAGCTATGGTACACCCTCTAGAATGCAAGAAGTCAGAGACGGTCTTAGGAATGAGGTACATACGAACCGGCAGCGTCACCGATGATGTCATGTTTTATGACTACGGTAAGACCACTATTGCTACGCAAGGCCAACAGACTACAGGACAGACCATAGGCGACCTATGGGTCACTTACGAGGTTGAGTTAAAGAAACCACGAATGCACTCCTCATTGGGAAGAAGCGTGTTGTCAGCCCGATGGGTGTCCGCGACAACAGCAGCAGCTTTCTTTTGGTCGGGGGCAGCTATTCAGTTCAACTCCTTCGCAGGCATCCCAGTTGTCACATCTCCTGTCAGTCAAGTGCATACGGTAACCATACCTGCTGGTAAT